TGTGCCTTGTATCGCTCCCAAATCTCTTCTGCTGTTTCGCCCATTCTTTTCATCTCCCCCTCTCCCGCTCGGTCTCGTCCATCGCCGCCAGCAGCTCGTCCACGGTCACACCGTACAGCTCCGCCAGCGGCTTGTGGTTCTTCCGGGGCGTCCGGTTTACCGCCCGTTCCCAGTTGGATACCGCCCCCTGGTCTACGTTGATAGCTCCCCCGACCATCTCCTGTGTCAGCCCTGCGCGTTCCCGCAGCTCCCGCATGGTCATCCGTTCTTTCTCCTTTCCTCCCACGGCATTCCGCGTGTTTATGAGTTTTTATATTGACATTTCCCCTAATGCCCTTTACAATGAAATTGTCCAAAATCGTTGTACAAGGCCGCTTTGATGGGGCCGGGTTTTCTGCGCCCTTTTGCCGTGCGAGTATATGTTAACTCATAAATTCCATATTTGCAAGAGCAAAATTAGAATTTTCTGATTTTCGCCATGTTGTACAATTAAGGGGGTGTCAGAATGGACATAATGCTTGAACGTATGCTTTCTCTTATCCCTAAAAAGCCAGATGGCAAATATGTCCATGGGTCAAAAAAAGATTTTTGCGAAAAAATAGGAGCCCCCGTTAACATTATTTCAGAGTGGGAGGCCGGAAAGACAAAGTCTTACCGGAACTACGTGTACGCTGTTGCGCACGTCTACAACGTCTCCGCCGAGTGGCTCAAGGGTGAAACCGACGACCCGGGCATAAAAAAAGAGCCCGCCGCCCCTTCGGGCGACGAGCTCCTCGACGCGGAACTTATTCATCGTCTTTGCACGCTGACACCGGAGGAACTCCAGATCGTAGACGCCTTTGTGCAAGGACTGTTAGCAAAGCGTTGAGCTGCTCCTTTTCCTCTCTGGACAGCTTCGCTATGTACGCCCTGGCTTCCTCTTTTGTCATTTCCCCGTCTCCTTTCTCTCGTAAACCGAATCCGCAAGCCAAAAATTGATGATTGACATTCCCAGCACAACTGCATATAATAAGGGTGTGGATAAGTCCACAATGATGAAGTCTTAGAGCGAGACTTCCGCGGAAAAAAGAATGCTCAATGGATGATTTGCTCGTAGAGCGCGAGCAGCATAATCAAAAGAAAGCTCAATCGATTCCACGCCCTCTGTTTTTACAGGGGGCGTATTTTGTTAGGGCTCCCCCGCCGCCTCTGCAACAGGCGGCGGGGGGTTTGCAGCAAACCCGCCTTTCCCCCCAGCGGCCTGCCGCACTTACAGCGTAGCAGGCTCCCGCTCGCGCCGTCCACTGTTAGTTTGGAAGAATCTTCTGTCAAATCGGAAGAATCCGCTTCCGTATCGGAAGAATCTCTTCCCAGGCGGAAGAATCGCATTGGAGGTGCTTCTATGTCCGCCATGCAAGACCTGTCCCCCTATATCGAACAGTTCCACCCCGCCATGAAGCAGGCCAAAGAGGATCAGCGCTTCACCATTGCCAGGCTCTCCCAGGCTTCCGGCGTGTCCGAGCCCATCGTCACCAAGACCATGGCCGGCACGAACACCGACCCGAAGCTCTATAACTCTGTCGCCCTGTGCAGAGTCCTGGGCCTCTCCATCGACCGCCTTTTCGGCTTCCCGGAGCCGGAGCCGCCCCCGGCCCCCGAAGAGTTGCTCTCCCGTCTGCGCGAGCTGGAGCTGGAGAACGCCCGCCTGTGTGCGCGCGCCGGCAGTGCCGCCCATCATGTGAAGGTCAGCCGCACCGCTGCATTTGCCCTCATGGCCCTGTGCGCCCTGCTCACCGTCGCGCTCATTGTCTACCTCGCTGTGGATAACGACATCCACGACGTCGGTCTCATCCTCTCTGGGCGCCCCACTTTTGCCGGCTGGGTGCTCATCGCCCTGGCTGCCCTCTCTGCGGCGCTCAACCTTGCCCTCGCTGTGCGTCTCGCCCGGATAAAGTAATTGCATTTTAGTACATTTGTTCTATATTATCAAGACGGAATAGTGCACAAAAACCCGCTCCAATTTTTGGAAGCGGGTTTTTGCGAAAGGGAGGATTATGGGACTATGACCGAACAGGAACGCAAGCGCAACCGCGCAAAGGCCGCAAAGCTCCGCCCAAAGCCCCAGGAGCTCCCCTCCGGGCAATGGCGGTGCCAGGTCGTTGTCAACGGGGTGCGGAAGAGTGTGGTTGATGCCGACCCGGTCATCGCCCACTCTAAGGCCATCGCCCTGCGCGACGGCTACCTCTCCATCCCGAATCCCTCGCGCATGACGGTGGGCGCTGCGCTGTCCCACTACATAGACGGCAAGTCTGCTATCCTCTCCCCCTCCACGCTGTACGAATACAGGCGTGCGGCAAAGAATGACTTCCAGGCCGTTTCCGGGCAGCTCATCTCCGACATGACCCCGTCCGCCGTCCAGCGGTGGGTCAATGCCCTGTCAGAAGCCCACTCCCCAAAAACTGTGCGCAATACCTTTGCCCTCTTCCAGGCCGCCGTCAAGCCGTACACAGACGCCAAATACGACTCCGTCTCCCTCCCGCAGAAGGTCAAGGCGGAGATCATCGTCCCCACCACAGAGGAAGTCCAGGCGCTTATCTCCGCGGCGGACGGCTATACCAGAACTGCCATCATGCTTGCCGCCTGGCTTGGGCTTCGCCGTTCCGAGATCCTGGCGCTGACAAAGGACTGCCTGTCCGGCAGCGTCCTCCATATCCGACAGGCCCGTGTCCGCTCCCTGGAGGGGGAAACACTCAAGCGCCCGAAGTCTTATTCCGGCGACCGCAAGATCAAGGTGCCCGAAGAGATTGCCCTCATGATCTCCGCCAGCAGCACAGACCGCATCGTCCCTGTCAACGCCAGCACCCTTTCCTATCATTTCCAGGTCGCCTGTCAAAAGGCCGGCGTGCGCAAAATGCGTTTTCACGATCTCCGCCACTATTCCGCATCCGTCCTGCTCATGCTCGGCGTCCCGGATAAATACGCAATGGAGCGCATGGGCCATGCCACCAACAACATGCTCAAAACAGTCTACCAGCACACAATGGCAGAGAAGCGCAACGCCATTGATGACGCAGTAGATGATTTTTTCACATCAAAAATGCACACGGAATGCACACGCAAAAATTAAAAACGGCTTAATTTCAACGTTTTTCAGGCATTTTTCACAGGTTCGAGTCCTGTATCGTCCACCAAATCCGGAAGCCGCTTATTTCAACGGCTTCCGGATTTTTTCTTACTCTCCCAAGGCTTTGCGGGTTTCGCCTCCCGCAATGCATTTGCATTATTTGCAACTTAAAAGCGGCATTTAGAAAACAAAAATGCACACGAAATGCACACGAAGAGCGGGCCAACACGCCCGCTCTTCTCTTTCAAATGCTCTTTACTTCCTGAACATGCCCTGCAAATTCATGACCCGCTCGGCCTGCTCCACAAACCGCTCGTGCATAAAGTTATACACGGCGTCCATGGCCTCCGGCGCCTCCCCGCTTGTCCTGCGGTATTCCTCAATCAGGCGTTCCGCACAGCGGTGGAGCATCTCCTGGTGCCCCATCTCCTCCCCGGACAGCTTGTAGAAGATCTGCGCCGTCTCCGGATCGGATGTCTTGTACTCCAGCGCCAGCTTCGCGTAAGTGCGGGCGTCCTCCAGCTCGTCCTCGATGTGCTCCGCCAGCAATTTGATCTCTTTCATTTTTTCACGCCTCCATAATGTACCTGTACAGGCTGTCGAGCTCCCGCTGCGTCAGCTTCAGCGTCACGCCCACCAGAGGGATTTTGACCGGGATCGCCTCGTCTCCGATGTATGGCTTTGCCGCCTCATACATCGCGTCAAGGTCTACCTCTCCCCGCTCCGCATCGTATACGCCCAGGGCAGAGATCATGCTGTAGCTGCCCAGCACGTCGGGGAGCTTCGACGCGATCAGCCCGCCGCCTCCGCCCACCACGATCTTCTCCCATCCGGATAGCTTCGGCATCACGTCGCTGTCGATGAACCGCGTAAGGCCCTTTTGTACCTGTGTGATCGTCACCATAGCCATAGCCTCCCTTTAAGGTCGGGGGCGGCTGTTGCCGCCCCCTCCGTTCCGTTTCAGTTCCCGCACCCGCCGCACTTGGGGATGGGGTTGTACAGGGTCTGCGCCGTGGTGCCCGTGCCGGTGGTCACGTCTGCCACCATCTTGGGGTAGAAGGTCGCGTTTGCGTAGGTCACGATGGCGTTGTCCGCGCAGCAGCGCCGCTCCGCCTCGTTGGCCACCGCGCCCAGCAGTTCCGCCTTCACGGCGGCGATGTCCTGACGGGCCAGCGCGAAGCTGTCCTCCGTCCGCTGGTTGTGTACCGCCTGGCCGCCCAGAGTGGTGCGGATGTCCTTGAGCTCGCCGTCCAGATACTTGTACAGCTCCAGCATCTTTTTGTCGCCGTAGGAGTTGGCGTCACGCAGCGCGATCTGGGACTGCAGTTCCGCGATCTTGCCCTCCCTGTCCAGCTCGTACCGGGTCACAGGGGTGTTCTCGCTGCAATTCATGGCGGCAGCGACGCCGGCGGGGGTCGCGCCGAACAGGCCGCCCCAGTTCCCGCCGTTGAGCAGGCCAAGCGCGGTGCCAGCAATGCCAAGCCCCAGCCCGGCCCCGGCTACCCCCTTAGAGGCAAAACCATTGTTTCTCTCGACTTCCATATGATCGCTCCTTTTTCAGATTTAAGGCGGCCACCTTATGGACATATCGTAGCAAGATCCGGCTGCGCCAAACCGGCGCAAAACCGGCAGGAAACCGGCATAGAGCAGAACGAAGGGGCGCACCAAAACGGTGCGCCCCTTCGTCATCTGTTGATCTCGTCTGCAATTTTTCCGTATGCTCGCCGCCGGTATCTCGTGACCGTATCCGGGTCAACGTGCAGCATGATCCCGACCTGCACACAGCTCTTCCTCCGCACGTCGCACTGGATCAGTGCGGTTTCCTCATCTTCCGGCAGCTCAAACGCCTTGATGTATTCCATGGCCCGCCTTGGGCTCATGGAGCTGATTATGGCACGAATGGCTTTGTGCTGGCTATTCATCATTGCCCGGCCAGAACTTGCAGAACGCGCTTACAGCAGCGCGCGGATGAGGAATGCCGCAGCCCATAGGAGATTAGAGAGGAAAAACGCCGTTCTCCACGGTCTGGATAAGCGTTCGGCGGCCTTTACCATATCGCCGAAGCTTTCAATGGCCTCCCTATCGTTCATAGCTTCTCCTTTCTTTTTTGTTGTTTGGGGCGCTGGGGGGAGCACCCCTGTGTCTCACTTGCCTGTCCCTTTTGCCTCCAGCACCTTCCATCCGGTGCTCACGCTGTACGGATTCCCGCTCGCGCTCTTGCTCCCGGTGTACAGCTGCCACAGCACGGCCTTCTCGTCCTTGGTCAGGTAGAGGTCATGGTTCCCGGCCTCCACGTCCCACGGCGCCAGCAGCGCGCCGCTGCCGGTCATGCCGTCAATGGCCGCCTCCACCTCCGCGTTCTTGTAGCTCCCGTTCCCGTCCGCGTCGTACTTTGGCAGGATCTCCTTCAGCCGCACCCAGGCTTCCGGCTCCACGCCGAAGCTGTCCGCAATCTCATACCTTGCCCGCTCGTTGTCTGTCATGACGGACTTCAGCGCCGCGCGCCGGTCTCCGTTCTTCCCGGCGGCGTCAAGGGCCGCCCGCCACTTCTGCACACTGCTGACGGTTTCCTTCCCCTCTTCCGGCTTCAGCGCGTTCAGGCTGTTTGTCAGCTCATATGCCGCGTCATCGTCCAACCCCGCCGCAATAAAGCTGTCATACCTCGCAGCCTCCGCCGGTATCTGGCTGTAATACTTGAAGCAGCTGCGCACGGTGTCCGCCTGCTCTGCGGTCAGGTTCTGGCGGTTTACCCAGCGCGAGAACTCCACCGTTTTCTCCGAGGCTTTGCTGTACTTCTCATTGATGGTGGTGTACTCGTTCTGCACGTTCAGGAAGGCGTCAAAGTCAAGCCCCGCCTGCTGGAATGCCATGATGTCGTCATCCCGGCTTGTGGCGTAGCTTCCGTCATCCTGCTTTTCGCCGAACAGGTACCTGTACATCTCCCGCTTCTCGCTGTCTGTCAGCGGGCTTTCCGCCAATGCCGTGCGCTTTGTGTTGGATGCCGCCGCGCCTTTCAGGCTCCCCGCGTTCTTCACATCCAGCAGCACCTGCGTCACCGCGCCCATGTCTGCCTCGCTGTCTGCCAGCGCGTCCATCAGCTCCCGCTCCTTGTCGGTCGCCATCAGGCCATAGTAGACCACGCTCTTCCCATCGCCCGATATGTCCGCCGCTTGCAGCACTCTCCGCTCTGCCTCTGCCTTGCTTTCTGTCTCCGTTTTCTTTGTCCCGCGCAGCTCCTGAAGCAGGTTGTAGGCGTCCTCCTGCGGCACTCCGGCCTCCGTCATGCCCTGATAGGCCGCGGTCTCCTTTGCGCCCATGCTCCCGAATCCGTTCTCTGCCCACTCCCGCCCGGTTTTCAGTGATGTTTTCCCGAACAACATAGCCTGTCCCGCGTTCAGCGCGGCCTGCCACGCATTATCGTTGTACACCGGGTATTGCAGCAGGTCGTTTCCCTCCGCATCCACAGAATAGCTGCCGCCTCTGATCGTGGCGCTCAAGCCTTGGTAGATCTTCTTCAGCTGCCCGCCGCCGAACGGAAGCGCCAGATAGGTCAGCGGGTTCATCAGCTCTCTGCCCGCCGTCGCCAATTTCTTCTTGGTGCTCCAGGTGTCGCTCGTCACGGTTTTCAACAGGTTGTCCCAGTCCGGCAGCGCGCTGCTGATCGGCACGCGCCCGCCGCCCAGCACGCCGCCGATGAACGGCAGTTCCTCTGCTGCATCGCCCAGCACTCCGGTTACGGTATCGTATGCGTTTTGCTTCTCCGTCTGGAAAGACGGCATGTCGCCCGTCACCGCGCCCACGCCCAGCTCTACAAGGTTCGGCAGCTCATAGCCCGTGATATCACCCACAGTATCATTCAGAATCCCGATTGGGTCAAGCGCCGGTCTGCGCCCGATGAAATACTCATAAACCTCGTCAAACAGCCAGGCCCCAAGGAAGAACTTGAACAGCGCCGCCGCCAAGGCCGCCAGCCCTTTCTCCTTATATGCCCGCGGCATGTCCTTGAACAGGTAGCTTAGCTGGTTGTTTACCTCAAGCTGGAACTGCGTGAACACCTTCGTCAGCGGGTTGTTGCGGTTGAACAGCGTCGGCGTGGAGCCTTTGCTGCGGTCTGCCATCACGCCCGCCGTCCAGTTATCCGCCTCCGTCATGGCGGCAGCCTCGCTCATCCCGCGCTTGAGGTTTTGGTTGTACCGCGCACGCACCAGGCTCCCAGCCGTAAACTGGTCAATGTATTCCATCGGGGAGGACATCGTGGCCGATGCCTTCTGCACCCATGTGCGCACCAGCGGGTCGCTTCCCTTGCGGTTGGTCAGGAATGCGGACGCGTCCACAATGCCGTCGCTTTCCTTGAAGCTGCGCAGCGTCTGCCACATACCGCGCAGCAGCTCCCCGCGGTCAAGCATCGCGCCGCCCTGTGTCAGCGGGATGAAGTTTGTCAGCCACGACGCCGGGTTGATGGCTACCATGTTGGCCGCCACGCGGCTTTCCAGGCCCTTTACAAGGTTGTACATGTTTCTGCCCAGCGCTTGCTCCATGTTTCGGTCTGCGCGGCTCTTTTTGTTGGCCAGCAGGTTCGTGTATTCCTCCAGCTCCACCACAAAGTTGGACAGTGCAAACCGCCCGCCCTCGTAGATGCTGTCAATCTTGCTGCGCTTCTCCTCCTCTGTCAGGCGGGTGTCTGCATATACCGCGTCCGCCTGCTTTTTAAGGCCTTCGTCGCCGGTGCGGTAACGCGCCTGTGTCGCCAGCGCCCGCAGCTTCTGGATGTTGTCCGTCTGGTAGATCACGTCCGCCACGCCTTCGATGTAACGGTCAAAGCCCTCCACGGCGTCGTATGCCGTTTCAAAACCAAGCCGCTGCTGTGCGTTCCCGAACCACTGGATGCCCGGGCGGAATGCGTGCGTCAGGCCGTTTATGGTGGTGGGCAGCGCCGTCACCTGCGTGTCGATGCCCAGCGCTTTCCCGAACAGCCCCATGATGCCGTCTCCGTCCCCCGGCTGGAAGTGCGGGAAATAGCCGCTGCGGTAGTTTACCGGCTCGTACCCGTTGCGCACTCTGACTTCGTTCATCTTCTGGAACAGCTCGTCGTAGATACGGCGGAACTCTTCCACCGCGTGCTCGATCTTCGCCTTGTCCAGCTGCGGGTTCTGCTCCCACATCTCCCGCACGATTCCGCGCCAGTCGCTTAGGGTCTTGCCGTCCCGCTCCGCCATGCGGCCCCTGCTGTTCTCCAGCACCCGGATGTTGTCCATCGCTTCGCCCAACAGCTGCACCGCGTGTGCCTCGGATATCTGCCCCGCCTTCTGCATGGCCCTGGTCTCCTTGGTGCTTAGGTTCAGCCCCTGCACCCGCTCGCGCATTTTGTTTTTCAGTCGCGTGGACTGCGCCTGCGCCTCATGCACCGGCGTGAAGTATTCCGCGATGATAGACTGCGCCAGCTTCTTGTCCTTCACGATGTCAAGGATGTTCCGCTCCATCGTCTCGCGGGAGTAGAGAATGCCCGCCCGCTTGTCCTTCCAGTCGTTGGCGGTCTCCAGGAACTGATCCGCGGTTTCACGCAGCTTTGCCCGCTGGCTCTTCTTGTACTCCGTCAGCAGCTTCACCAGCCGCTCATACTCCATCGTGGCCTCATATACGGCGGTGATGCCCTTCACGTTGTCCGTTTTCGGGTTGAGGTGCTTCAGCTCGATCTCGCCCTTCAGCAGCCGCCCCAGCTGTACATTGTCGTGGTCGGTCAGCAGGTTCTTTGCCTTGGCCTTCTCCGATTCCCACCGCGCCTTCTTCAGCTGCTTATAGGCTTCCTCTGCCTGTTCTGTCGTTACCGGCACGCCTTCTGCCTTTGCGGCCTTTGCGGTGCGCTCGTCGGCATAGCGCTTCACGGTGCGCAGGTCTCCGATGGTGTCCCCGATGGCAGAATCAAAGTCGTTCTTCGCCCAGCGTTTGAACTCTTCCGCATCCGGGCCGTAGTACTCTTTCAGGGATTTCTCCGCCTTTTCAATGCCTCTGGCCACCTCAAACATGCGCATCAGCTGGTCTGCCGGCTGCGTCAGGTTGTACGGGAACAGCTCCGGGGCCATGCTCCGCATTTCCTCATAAGCCACCTCCACCGGAGTCCCGCCCTCGTTTACAATCCGCAGGTTCCCGGCGGCGCTCTTTCGGAAATTGTCGAAGTTTGCGATGTCTTGCTTTTCCTCTTCGGAGATGGTCACGGCCTGCGTGCGAAGCTGATCCTTGATGTCCTTATACTGCCGGTAAAACTCATCGTCCGCCACAATTCCCTCGCTGTATGCCCGCTCGAACAGCTCCGCCGTCGTCTCTTCCGAAACGCGCCCGGTGGCCAAGTATTCCTCGCTGATCCGCTGCGCGATCTCCTGCAAATACTCCCGCTGCGCAAAGCGCGGCACGCCCAGTGCGCGCCCCACGCGCCCCACAAGAGACCGCTCCGCGCGCTTCAGGTAGTCCTGCGCTTTCTTCGGCAGCGTCGTGCGGATGCTGTCCTTCTTCTCTTCCTCCTCCGCCGTGGGCAGCTCTGCTGCCTGGGCTTCGTCCTCCGTAACGGAATACCGGATATCCTGGGCGTTCGCCTTTTCCCTCTCCGCTTCCACCTCCGCGTAGGTTTTCAGCTGCGCCTGGGGTACGCTGTCCTCTTCCGTCTGTGCAGAAGTATCCCCCATAATGTCAGAAAATGGCACACCGTCCAGCTTGACAGTTCCGTCCTCGTATGATATACTGCCAATAGAACCATCTCGCAGAAGCTCTCGGGACGCTATTGTAAGCCCGAATCGGCGAAGAAGCGGGGCGGTTCTTTTTTTGTCCACATACAAAACATCACTGCCCGCGACGAAGTTCGCGGGATTCTTTTTTGTATATGCGCTGTTGACCTTCTGCATATCGTCCAGAACGAAGCCGTTTTCGCTCGGGCGCAGGTCGAGCACAGCCATGACCGGCTCGCCATTCTGTGCCTTCATCGTACCATACAGCACGACGCGGCTGTTCGCTTTATTCGCGCCGCGCCCCTTGCTTTTCAAAATGAGCACAGGATCATCCAGAAGCTCTGGGATTTTCCCGATCTCATTTATCGTCATTTCTGGGTGATCTCTCAAAATTCGGCTTATTTTGTCGCCGTTCATGTAGATGTCGCTCTCGATTGCGCCGAGCCCTTGCAGCACGTCGCCAGTACTTCCAAGCGTAAAACGCTCCCCGGAGCTCTGGCCCTCATCGTACCATTCACGAATGTTTTCGCTGAAATATGGGTCGATGCTGTAGCTCTCCCCGCCGTCCGCGAACACCGTGTCCTCGCTGCCGTAGGCCGGGGATGTCTCCCGGCGCTGTTCCGCCGTCAGGGTGCGCCGTGCCGAAGCGTCCCGCGCCTCGATCTCGCCCGCCGTGTTTTGGTACATCCGCCTATACTCACCCTGTGTGTCCGTCATGCGGCGGCCCAGGTCAAGCAGATCGCGGAACCACTGGTTCGGATACAGCTCTTCGTAAAGCGCGTCCTGCTCTGCTTCGAGCTTTGCATAACGCTTGCCATCCTCGCTGTTCTCGTCGGACAGGAAAAGCCGCTCCAACTCGCGGTCAAGCTCTGTGTAGCGGATATACTTGTTCTGCTCGGTGCGCGGCAGCCCGTTCAGTGTCCTGTCGTACTCGTGCTGGAGCCGTTCAGACACAAGGTCGCCGCTTTCGTACTCCCGGCGTGCCCAGTATTCCGGGCTCGCGCCGCCAGAAAACCCCTCATACCGCTGGATAACGTGCTGGATTTCATGCACCAGTGTGCTCTCCGGCGCGTTGCGCAGCTCGTTGGACACGGTAATTGTGTCTGTCTCTCTGTTGTACCTCCCTTTGGTGCCTCTGTCGAGGTTTCTGAATTCCAATCTTGTCTTGCGTAGCTGCGGATAGTTCCGGAACAATTCATCGTGATACAGATAATCCTCCAGCTGCCATCCTTCCGTTTCCCCGTTTTTTACAGTCGTTCCCCAGATGTTTTTCAGTTTTTCAAATTCTTCTCGCTCTTCCGATGTCATCCCGCCCGTTGTTAATCCGAGCGCTTCGCTGTTTGCTTTTTCAAGAAGTTCTCTGTATCTCTTGTACCCCGGATATCTTTCATTAAGGTGATTGTCTCCTCTTCTGTTGTATTCCATCTTGGAATCGTCGATCTCAAAGCGCCACTTCCCGTCCATGCCCTTGTGCCAGCCGGTGGCCTTGCGGATGCTCTCCATGTCGGCCCCGGCCTGCTCCATCTCCTGGGCTTCCCGCAGCGTCTGGAGGTTCGCGCCGTTGGCGTTGGCCCCGGCATAGCTGTGCTGCATCTCGCCCAGCCCCTGCTGCATGTCAAGCTCCGGGTCGTACATGTCGTTGAACGCCGCCTCTGCGTCCTCGTCGGAGATCTCCCCGTTCGCCATCTGCTGCTGGAGGGTTTCCAGATTCTGCGCCTGTGCGGCGGCCCTTTGCTGCATGTCGGTGGTGAAGCTGCTCTGCGTCTCCTGCAATGCGCTCTGGTAGTAGTTCCTCGCCTGCGCCAGGAACGCCCGCTCCTGCGCGCTGCTGCTGCCCAGCTTGGCCAGCAGCTTGTCGATGAACTGCAGAATCCGCTGCCCCAGCGTCCGGTTCTGCCGCACCACGGCGCGGATGCTCTGCTCGTCGGTCAGCAGATACTTTTCCACATACTCCGCCACGATCTCGGCGTCAATGGCCGCATTGTCCGTCAGGGTCTCGCCGTGTCTCGCGTACAGTTCCCCCTTTGCCTGCCGCATGGCCCGCAAGTCTCCGCCGGTCTGCTCAATGCGGCGCAGCACCAGTTTCCGGAGGTCGCTGTAGCTCCCGCTCGCTTCAATGCTGTGGGTCAGCTCGTGGCTGATGATCTGTGCCGCCGGGCTCTGGCTTCGCGCGTTGATGTAGATTCTCCCGTCTGCCGGGCTGTAGTAGCCGTTGTGTATCCCTCCGGCTTCATCCGCGCCCTCGCTGAAGAATACCACCTCACGCCCCACAATGTCCCCGATGCGCCGCACCTTGGCAATGGTGTCCTCGTCCACGCCTGCAAGGATGCCGGTGCGCTCCGTCTCCGTTTTGGCCCGGGCCGCCTGCTGCCGTCTCTCCGTCTGCTCCGCCGTAGGCAGCATGCCCGGCACATCATTCTCCCACTGCTGCGTATCCTGCCGCCTCTGCACGTCTGTGTTCGGTCTTTCCTGTGCTTCGCTCTGCTCCGCTGTCGGCAGCATGATGCCGCTTGCTTCCTCCGCCGTTGGCAGCACAATGCCCCCGGCGTTTTCCTTCGGCTCCTGCGCAGTCTCCGCCTGCCCTGCGGTCTGTTCTGTGCCCTCCAGCACTCCGCCGGTCTCCGCAAACAGCCTGCCGATCTCTGCGTCTGTCAGCTTCTTCCCCTTCTCCAGCTTGGCCTTCAATTCCTGCCCCAGCTTGTACGCCTCGCTGTTCTGGTCAAGGGTCTCCGCCGTCTCGATGATGCTGTTCACCATCTCGCTGCCCATCTTGCGCAGCGTGCGCCCGGTTCGCTGATATTCGGCGCTTTGCCGCGCCGTCCCGATTCCCACGCCTGCCGTGGCCATGGTGCCGCCGGACAGTGCGCCGCCCAAAAAGTCCAGTCCCATCTCCGCCGCCTGCTGCGCCGCCGCAAGGCCGAAGGCTTCGCCCTCTGTTTTGCCCTCCGCCATGTATGCGTCAATGGCCTGCCGCCATTCGCTCTTGTCCTTGGCGATGAGGATGTCCGCAAACAGGTTGATGAAATCGCTGCCCACTTCCTCCGCGCCTTCTGTAAAGACGTTTTTCAGGATATACTTGATGGCTCCATCTTCCCATTTCCCTTCCAGCAGCGCCTCAATGCTGAACTTCTCCGTGAATACCTCCGCCGCGCCCGCAATGGTGCCCAGCGCGAACGCCTGGTCATCCGTCAGCCCCCGGTCTTTCGCCTCGATGGTAGCGTCTGCCGCCGCGCCGGTGCCCATAATGGCAAGGGACAATCCCTCGCTGATCGTACCGCCGCCGCTGAATCCGCCGGTAATCGCGGAGTTGAGCAGGAAGTCGCCCATGCTCATCCCGGTCTGGTAAAGGAAGCTCCCTACCGGCCCCCATTTCCCGCTGCGCTCAATGGTCTCCGCCACCTGCCCGCGGATTGCGTTGTTGGCGTAGGAAAATCGGTTATATGCCGCGTTCTGGTCGATGGCCCCGTCCCCGATATAGTCCACCGCCTGCCCGATGTAGCTTAGCCCTTTCATCGGCGATGTCAGCACGCTGAACACGCTGCTGCCCACCGGCGATGCCTTGGCATATTCCCTCCAGCGCGCTTCCTCTTCCTGCCTCTGCCGGTAGTTCAGATCCCCAGACAGGTAGTCGTAGTAGGCATGCGCCGCATCCCTGCCCTGCGAGGCGTACAGGTAATTGAAAATGGCCTTTTCTTCGTCGGTCATCTGCTGCGATTCGGTTTTGTTCTGCGTTGTCCCCAAAAACAGCGCCGCCAGTGGGTTGTCATGATTGCTCGCCCGGTTCCTGATGTACGCACCCGCCTCGCTGTTCCCGTTGATATACTCATACAGAGGGTCGTCCCATCCGCTTGCATCGTCGCTGTAGTTGCCAAGCAGGATGTCGGTGTTGGAACGCTTCTTTCCATTGGCCGTGCTTTTATACTGGCTCTTCTCCTCAAAGTCTGCGGCGTCAGCCAGGTCAGCATACCGGTAGTACTCCGCCCAGCCCAGCTCCTCCTGGGCAATCGCCCTGGCGCTCTCCGCCTCCGCGATCTGGCTGTCCATGGCCTTGGCCTGCGCCTGCAGCTCCTGCGCCCGCCGTCTCCACTCCTGCGCCTCCGGCCTTCCGTTTCCGGAGGCGTCTGCCTGCTCCATCAGGCCCTGCGCCTGCCGCCGGAGCTCCTCCTGCTGCGCTTTCAGCGTCTCCGCCACCCGGATGTCCCCTTCAATGGCCGCCTTGTCAGTGCGGATCCGGCTGCGCCAGTCCTGGAGCTTCTCCTGCTCCCCGGTCAGGTAGCTGTTGTACTCCTCCAGGGCCGCGGTGTACGACTCATAATCCTTCGCGTACTCGTCATAAAGGCGCTTTTCTTCCCTGGCCTCCCGCTCGTAGCGCTCTGCGGCCTCCTTGTACCGGTCAATCTCCGTCTGATACAGCGCCCGGTTGAAGGTGGACGGGCTGCTCTCATAGCTCTTCTGCAGGGCCGGGATGGTCTGCTCGAACCGTCCGAGCTCCGCCTCCGTCCCCGCCCGCCGCTCCTGGGCCTGCTGATAGGCCGCCATCGTCTCCCGGGTCTTGCTCTCATATCCGGTGTAGGTGTCCTGCAGGCGCTGGGCGGCGCTGCCGATCTCCGGCTTTGTGTAGTATTTCCCGTCCGCGGTGGCCCCCACCAGATAGTTCTGGTAGGTGCCGTATTTCTCCCGCAGGTCTGCCGCCGCCGCGAACTCCCCCTGCGATACCTTCCCGGACGCGCCAGCCCGTGCGGCATAGCTCTGCCGCACGCTGCTGTCATACGCCCCCCTGGTCTTTCCGCTGCGCTCAAAGGCGGTGTTTTTCCCGGTGCTGACTGCCTTCGCGTCCAGCTCCCGGGCGCTCTTCCTGGCCTTGTCCCAGTCGATCCGGCGCCCGTCCAGCTCTCTGGCGCTCGCCTTCGCCTTTTCCCAGTTGATAGCCATTTCCTAACCTCCGTCAGTAGGATATTCCGTACTGCTTGAGCAGCTCCTCCGCCTGGGCCTGGGTGATCTTCCCCTCCGACACCGCGTCCCTGATGATCTCCACCTTGCCGTCCACCGTGCGCTGCATTCCCACGGTCTGCCGGAAGCCCTTGTACTGCCCGTCCGTGAAGAGCTTCCCGGTGTCTCCGAACCGGTATGCCCCGGTCGTCTCGTAGAACGGGGACGAATATGCCCCCGCGTCCCCGGCCTTCTTGAAGCCGGCTGCCCGAAGGGCCTCCTCGCTCACGCCGTAGCGCACATAGCTCTCCCAGGTCGCGTCGTCAATGACTCCGCTTGGGAACATCCCGCTGATGGCCGCGATGTCGCTGTCGCTCAGGGTCATGCCGGCGCCGTTTGTGTTGCTGCCCGCCGCGGCGTCGCTCCCGCCGCCGGTGCGGCCCGTGCCCGTGCTCACCGCCGGGCTGATGCCCAGCTCCCGCAGCCCGGAGTAGTCCCCGTACTGTGCCGCCAGCTGCGCCAGCTGGAGCTGCCGCTCATAATCCACCGGGACATTGGAGGTATCCACGCCCATCTTCTGCAGGAAGGAATAGTCCCCCACGTCCGCCGCCGTCAGCGCCCGGTTGAGCTCCTCGCTGCGTCTGGCCGTCTGGTTGTTCACCTCGTCCAGGAACTGGCCGTAGCTGAAGCTCCGGTCTGCGTTGTACTGGTTGAGGGCGTTGAGGTACTTCTCATAGTCGCTCTGCTCCGCCCCCTGCACCGCGCCCAGGTCGGAGAGCTGCATGTTGTAGTCGTTCATGTACTTGTTGTAGGCCAGCTGATAGAGCTCCGGGATCTTGTCCGTCATCTGGCTTGCGTAGTAGTCCCCCGCCTGGCTGGCCGCCGTCACCGCGTAGCTCGACGGGATGCCCCCGCTTGCCGCGGCCGCCGCCCCCAGCGCGTCCTGGGTGGCCCTCTGCCCCTCCCGGGTGTACTGCTTTCGGTACTGGCTGTAGAGCTGGTCCGTCTCCGGGTCATAGCTGAACTCCTTCCGGTTGATGAGCTGCCCCAGCAGATCCTGAATGGTGCTGTCATACCGGTTCTGATAGGCCGGCGCCGCCGCGCTCTGGAAGTCCCGGGGGGAGAGCGGGTCAAGGTAATACTGGCTGCCCTGCGTGCCGCCGGTGTACCCGCCGTAGCTGCTGCGGATTCCCTCCGCCCCCATATTCGCCAGGGCCCGCGCCTCGTCCGTTGCGGCGTTGGCGTAGTCCTGCTTGTACTTGAGGATGCTCATGCCCGCGTCCGGGTTCTGCTGGGCCAGGCGCAGGTCTGCGTCGGAAAACTGCCCGCCCAGGCCGCTGCTCTGCATGGCCCTCTGAAAATCGTCGTAGGTGTATCTGTTTGCCATAGTCTCTCCTTCCCCATATCAAACGATGGTACGCTTCAAGGCTCCCTCTGACGAGGCCGGCGCCCTTCAAGGCTCCCTCTGACGAGGGAGCTGCCAAGCGAAGCGAGGCTGAGGGAGAGAGCCCTTCCCCCCCTCCAAAGCCTCCCTCTGACGATGGCGGCGCCCTTCAAGCCTCCCTCTGACGAGGGAGGTGTCAGCGAAGCTGACGGAGGGAGAGAGCCCTTCTCTTATAGCTCGCTGCCGTTGTAGACCTCCCGCACCAGCGAATATAATTTGAATCCGCCTGTCCCGGTCATCCGGATGCGGAAGTGGTCGCACCGCCGCGGGATGATGGGCAGGTAATAGCTGCGCTTTACCGACGGCGGCAGGGTCTTCACCGTGCGCCACACGCCGTCGCTGTCAAACTGCATGTCAATCTGCACGCTTGCCCCCTCGTCCAGCTCCAGCCGCAGCAGCAGCTTCCCGATGCCCTTCTTCTCCGGCGTCGCCGTGGAGGAGGACGAATAGGTGGTGTACTCGTAGAAGTCCGCCCACTCTGCCCTCCAGGCCACCTGTCCTTCCCGCACCGCGCCCGCCGGCGCGCTCCTGGCGTTTCCGTCCGCCCACAGCGCCCCCGCCGCGGTCAGGCAGTAGAGGGCCCCGTTCCAGCCCCAGCCCACCGCCTTGGTGGCGTCCTCCCGGTGCCACAGGCTGGTGCGGGTGTCGAACACGAACAGGTGATATGCCCCCGCCGCGTCTTCCATGGAGACGCAGTATTTCGTCCCGTCGCTGCCCGAAACGGCGTTTTGGAAGCGCTGCGTGCCGAAGGCCGCCGCCACGCTCTGGGGGATTCCCCCGCTCCACGCCGTGATGCCCGTCCGGCTCAGGTAGAACAGCGTCTCCCCGGCGATGGCAAGGCTCCCGTCCGACCCCTTCTCTACCCCCATGCTGGCGCTGCCCATCACCTGGAAGTTGGACGGCTTGTCCCCGTACACCTTGTAGATGTGCTCCTCCTTGAAGAAGCAGGGATACCCCAGGTAGCTGCAGCAGGCGGTGAAGTCTCCCGCGCTGCCTACATTCACGCTGTAGCTGTCCGTAGCCACGCCGTCGAACACGTTCCAGTTGAAGATGTCCCCCAGCTTGCTGGCGTAGATGGTGTCTCCCCTGCAGCCCCACAGCCGGTTCTCGTTCTCGCAGATATAGTCCATGTCCGGCACCGTGCGGCTGATCTGCAGGGTCTCCGTGTCCCCGCCCTCCGCCGCCGTGAAGGTGTTCTCATAGAAGCGCAGGTTGTCTCCGTCGATCTCCCGGATGACGGCGGTCTTGTTGTTCTCCGGATGGGCCGCCGCGCCGGTGATCGTCACCGCGTCCCCCGCGCGGAACTTCGCCCCTGCCCCCGCGGCGGTGATGGTGTTGCCCTTGGCCGCCTCCCCCCCGTAGGTGCCGTCCTGAATCTTCGCGCTGCCGCTCCAGCTGCTCTCCAGGGCGCCGAAGTCCCCTGTCAGGCGGTTGTAGTATTTCTTGTCCGGCAATATGACGATGTACGCCCCCAGGCTCGCAAACCGCTTGCGGCTGTCCGTCACCGTGCCTTTGAGCACGCCGTCGGCGTAAAAGCCCGTGCCGTCCGCCCAGTACAGCCCGTCGTGGGCATACAGGCCGTTTGGCTTGGTGAGCGTCCTGCAGCTCCACCGCCGCGAGCGCGTCCCCAGCACCGGGTAGAAGTCCCCCGTCAGGTTCTCCATGTCCCAGATGTCCCCGTTGCTCGCCGCCACGGTGTGGTCGTAGCCTCCGAACTTCACCTGCTTGCGCTTGCTGATCCCGTCCGCGTTCACCATGCTTGGCAGCCCGATACTCATTCCTTCTTCTCCTCTTCCGCCATCTGGTACGCCCGGCGCAGGGCCCCCCGGGCCGCCGCCATCACGTCCACCGCGTCCCCCTGCACCGGGATCGCCGCGAGCAGCTTCCACGCCGCCTCCAGCTCCTTCTGCAATTCGTTCATTCCAGTGCCTCCAATCTCCCCTCCAGCTGCCGGAGCTTCTCCAGCAGCAGGGCGATAAACTCTTCATACCGCAGCAGGTACAGGTCGTTGCCGTCCTCGTCGGTGTCCTTCACCCAGCCGCCGAACTCCATGTCGCTCACCCCGGCTGCCGCCATGGCCGCCTCCACCTCCTGGGCGATGAAGCCCACATGGTACCGGCCCGACGTGCCCTCCTTGAGCCGGAACCGCCGGGGGGTCACAGCGTCGAGCATGGCAAGGTACTTCTCCGGCAGCGCCTCCACGTCCTCCTTGTGGGTCAGGTCGGAGGTCTGGATGGTGCCGCTCTGGGCGTACACCGCGCTCCACAGGTGGGCCGCCGCGCCGCAGCTCATGCCCCCGGTCCCTGCCGGGGCAAACTGGCTGCCCCCCACCAGCACGCCGGGGGTCGTCCCCTCATAGCCGCACTGGACAAAGCCGTGGGCGCCGTTGGAGCCGCCCGCGCCCAGAAAGGCCGCGCTTCCCAGGGCGCTGATGAGCCGCAAGGCCCCGGTGCTTTCAAGCTGCACGGCAAAGGCCGACGTGGACGCCGGCGTCATGGTCATGGTCCCCGCGGTTGTCTCTTGCCCAAGCGTGTTGTAGCCCAACAGCTGCACCGCGCCGCCCGCCAGGATAGACGCCCGCACCGTCCCCGTCATAATCTTGCTGCCGTCAATCTGGGTAGACCCTGTGTACGTCCACGCCTGCACCTGGGAGCTGGCCGCGCTGGCGTTGGCGTTGGCCGCGTTGGCGGCAGTTTTTGCCTCGGCGGCGGTCTGGCTTGCGCTGTTGATGGTGCTCTGCGTGTCGCTGTTCAGGTCGCTGAACGCAATCCGCCCTTTCAGATTGAGATCCGTCGTATCCACGCTGGAGCCCTTGATCCGCGTCGTCGAGCTCCCGCTCGTCGGGTCTGATGTCGTGACCGTCAGGCCCTCCACCGTCTGCGTCACCTTCGATGCTTTCCCGTCTACCGTCGTGATTTGGCTTTGCAGGCTCTCTGCCGTTGTCTGCAATACCCCGATGTTTCCCTCTGCGTCGGTGACACGGCTGGTCAGCCCATTTGCCGTAGCCGTCAGCGAGGTGATGTCCCCCTCCGCGTTCTCAAGCCGTAAGCCCAGGCCCTTTGCCTCCACCAGCAGCGCGGCGATGTTCGCCTCATCGTCCTTGAGCTGCACATAGACCGGCTCCGTGATGATGTTGGCGATCTCGTCAAGCCCCGCCGCGTTGAAGTTGTCCTTGTCCAGGTTCCCCATGCTGTAGCGCAGCTGCTCAAGCAGCATGTAGAGATAGCTTGTAATCTTGTCGAACTTTTCGTCCGTGCTCTGCTCCCGCGTCAGCGTCGGGAACGTGGTGTCCGCCGTCAATAGATTGCTCGGCATGCTCCCGCCTCCTTTCTCCTGAATGTCCGAGGTAACCCCCTCAAGCCTCCCTCTTCCCCCGCCTCGCCCTTCAAGCCTCCCTCTGATGATGCCGGCGCCTTTCAAGGCTCCCTCTGACGAGGGAGCTGCCGAGCGAAGCGAGGCTGAGGGAGAGAGCTCTTCGCTCCCCCCTCCGTCCCCGCCTCCCTTCTCACATCTCCTTCACCCGCTTGAGGAACACTACCATCTGCTCCCGGGTGCAGAAGCTCCTGTACTGCTTGTTGCCGTGCTCGTCGCCCCGGATGATGCCGTTGTCCTCCGCCCATTCCCGGGCCTCCGCGCTCCACCCCTCCGGCTCCTGCTCCGAAAGCCGCCGGAGATAGTCCTCCATCATGGCGTCAAACTGCTCCTGGGTCATGTCGTCCTCGCCCCCTTTCAGCTCTTTTTCCACGTCCCGGCGGAAGTCGTCCATGGTCTTGCCGTGCCGGGGGAACCAGTGCTCCACGTCCCCGTGGCCGGAGGCAATGCCCAGGTCGTGGCCCTCCTTGTGGTCGATCACCACCCCCGGCTCCAGCGGGTCAAGGCCGTACAGGCGGCACAGATAGGCCGTCAGCTCCACCGCCTCCCGGTACACCCGGCGGAAGTAGTCAGCGTCCGCAAGGCCGTCCTCGCAGATCTCAAAGGCGATGTG